TATGGAGCTGGTAGATGCTCTGGCTGCCGTGGACCACGGCAACCTGAACGAGCTGCCCACCGCGCTGGATCTGCTGCTTGACAAGCCGCAGAAAAAAGCCCTGTACGACCATCTGCGCGCTGCTGACGGCACGGTGCCGATTGAAGCCGTGATTGCCGAACTGAGCGATATCTTCAATGCAAACCAAGAAGGAAAAAACTCCTCATCCTCGCCGGAATGATTGCAGACGGCGAGGATGAATTGATTTGTGACCTGGCCGAAACCTACCGGATCCTGCATTACCGTACCGTTGCGCTGCCCCTGCTGGCCACCCTGGCAGCGGGCCTGCGTGAAGATTCCCGCATCTGCAAAAAACAGTCTGGCGTAAAGACCGATACCAGCACCCTTCTGCTGGGGGCTGCCGTTGACCGCCTAACTGCCCTGTGCAGCGGATTTGGGGCTGGCAGCCTGCCAACCCCTGTTATGGATGCCATGACCGGCAGAGCATCGCTGCCAAATAAGGTACAATCCTTTGCCAGCGGCGCTGCGTTTGATGCGGCCTGGCGCAAAAACAACGGGAAGGTGAACTGATGGCAACCGAACTTGCAAAAGCCTATGTGGGGATCATTCCCTCTGCCGAAGGCATTACCGGCAACCTTGCAAAAGTGCTGGGACCGGAAGCCGAAAGCGCCGGTGAAAAATCCGGCGCATCTTTGGGCGGCCGCCTTGTCAGCACCCTGAAAGGTGTTATGGCAACCGCTGCCCTGGGTAAGGCTCTGACCGATACCCTGACGGAGGGCGGTGCGCTGGAGCAGAGCCTGGGCGGTGTGGAAACCCTGTTCAAGGATAACGCCGATACCGTCAAGGCTTATGCGCAGGATGCATGGCAGAAGGCGGGGCTTTCGGCCAATGCCTACATGGAAACTGTGACCGGGTTTTCGGCCAGCCTGCTGCAAGGCCTGGGCGGCGATACCGCAACAGCCGCCGAAGTGGCCAACATGGCCCTGACTGATATGTCGGACAACGCCAACAAGATGGGCACCGATATGTCCGCCATCCAGTACGCATACCAGGGGTTCGCCAAACAGAACTATACGATGTTAGACAACTTAAAACTCGGCTACGGCGGCACCAAGAGTGAAATGCAGCGCCTGCTGGCGGATGCCCAAAAAATCACCGGTGTCAAGTACGATCTGGACAACCTGGCCGATGTGTACACCGCCATCCATGTAATTCAGGGAGGTGTGGATGAGCTGAACGGCGGCCTGGGCGATGTGAACAAAGGTCTTGGCATTACCGGAACCACCGCGCTGGAAGCATCCACCACGCTGGCCGGTTCCTTTGCGGCCATGCAGGCCAGTTTCAAAAACGTACTGGGTGCGCTGACCCTTGGGCAGGACCTGCAGCCGTCCCTGGACGCACTGGCCCAGTCGGTGGTCACATTCCTGGCCGGAAACCTGCTGCCGGATATCTGGAACATTCTGTCCGCCCTGCCCGGTGCGCTGGTGACCTTTATCCAGGCCCTTGCCCAGACTCTGCTGGACGGATTTGGCACTTCATTTTCCGGCGGATTCCCCCAAATCATTGAAAACGGCGCTGCTCTTGTCAGCAATCTGGTGCAGGGCATTACCGCAAACGCCGGGCAGATGATGGAATCTGCGTCTGCATCTCTGAGCGCATTCCTTGCACAGGTCGTGGCAGATCTGCCGCAGATCATCACATCAGGCGGACAGATGCTGCTCAGCCTTGTGCAGGGCCTGCTTGCCATGTTGCCTTCCATCATCCGCAGTGCGGCCACCGTAATTGCCACCCTGCTGCAAGCCATTGTTACCCACCTGCCTGAAATCATCGCGGCAGGCTTCAATCTTGTGATCAATTTGGTACAGGGCATTGGGAACGCCTCGCCGGATATCATCCGCGCCGCAGGTGATGCCTGCCGCACCCTTTGGGACGCCGTCAAAAACGTGGACTGGGTGCAGCTGGGCAAAGACATTATCAACGGCTTAATCAACGGCATTGGTGCTATGGGCAGCGCGCTGAAAGATGCTGCCCGGAGCATTGCTTCCAGTGCGCTGGATACTATCAAGGACTTTTTCGGCATTGCATCCCCTTCCCGCGTGATGCGGGACGAAGTGGGCCGCTACATTCCGGCGGGCCTTGCCCTTGGCATCCGGCAGAACGCCGGGGATGTTGCACAGGCCATGGATGAGCTTTCGGATCTATCCACCGGCTCTTTACAGAGCAACGTTCGGCTTGCGTTGACAGCATCGGGCAGCGTGGCAAGCACCCCGTCTGGCCGGGAAATTGTCGATTTCACGCCCGTACTGGCCGTGCTGAACAACATCCTTGCTGAGCTGCATAACAGCAGCGGCGACATTGTCATTGGTGACGACGTGATCTATCGCAGCTTCAACCGCGCGCGGCAGTCGCAATCCATCATGCTGGGGGGTGCCTACTGATGCTCAAGCGCACTTCCCTCTTGCAGATCGACAGCCATTCCCTACCGGTTCCCACCGGCTCCCCCACCATCAAGTTTTCGGACGTTGAGAGCAGTGACAGCGGCGCCGACGAGATGGGCGTCTACCATCGTGAGGTGCTGCGCTATGGCGTGCTGACCGCCTCGCTGGAATATTCATACCTCGATAACGCCGACTGTTCCTACCTACTCGGACTGCTGCAAAATAAGACCACATTCCAGTTTACCTGCCCTGTGGCTAGCGATTCCACAGATGTGACCCGGACCATCACCCGCACCTGCTACTGCTCCAACTACGGGGCGGCCCTGCAGCGGCTGAAAGCCGGTGTTTGGCGGGACATGGATCTGGAAATCAAAGAATGTTAAAGAGGTGCCTGAATGGTTAAGAACATCCTGGTGCTGGATGACGGCACTGAGATTGCCGCCGGCACCGTTGGTCAGAACGCTATCCTTTCCCTGACCTGCACCGAAACCGTATCCAAAACCACCGACCTGTGTCCCGGCGCAGCCTGCTCCAATAAGCTGGAAATCACAATCTGGGTGGAGCCGGGAACCGATCTGCCGATTACATCCGGGACCCGGCTGACCCACTACCGGGAGACATCCGGCCAGCGCACCCTGGCGGGCACCTACTGGGCCGTTAAGCCTACCAGCCAGACCCGCAACACCTACAAAGTATACGCTTATGACGCTGTATCCCGGCTTGATAGCGTACAGTCTACCTGGCTGCGATCCATTCAGGATCAGTTTCCGATGACACTGTGGGCATTTGCGGGACTTGTAGCACAGCGGTGCGGCGTAACCATTGCCAACAACTCCCTGTCGCGTAACGGAAGCTATCGGGTACAGGCCTTTTACGCCGATAACCTGACCGGCCGCCAGCTGCTTGCATGGGTGGCCGAAGCGTCCTGCACATTCCTGCGGGCTACACCGGACGGAAAAATCGAATTTGCCTGGTACACAGATTACAACGCATCGCAGAGCATCGGGCCAACCGTATACATAAGGGACGGCCTGTCGCATGACAAGTTTCAGACCGCGCCGGTCGTCAAAGTACAGATCCGGCAGAGCGATGACGACGTGGGTGTGCTGTATCCGTCCGACGAGAGTGGATCAAATGCCTTGGTTATCCAGGGCAACCTGCTGCTGACATCCGCCACTGCGGAAGCACTGAAGCCGGTCGCGCGGGAGATATTTGAAACGTTGAAGTGCGTGACCTACACACCGCTCAAAGTAACCGTCCCGGCGGATTTTCCCCTGCCCGCGCCTGGAAACATTGTATCTGTCACTGATGCCCGCGGAAACGTGCTGAGCTCCTATATCATGACCCGGACAATATCCGGTCAGCAGGTCACGCTGGAATCCACCGGCAACGCCACACGGGACGGAACCGCAGCCGTAAATGAGCAGAGCTACAAGAACCTGACCGGCAAGATGCTGGAGATCAAGACCAGCGTGGATGGCCTGGAAGTAAAGGCCAGCGACCTGACCGGCAAGTACACCGACCTGAAAGCAACGGTGGACGGGCTTTCCTCTGAGGTGAAAAAAGACACCAAAATCACCGGCGGCGGCAACCTGATCCTGGGCAGTGAGAGCTTCCGGAATGCTAAATTGGGAGGTAACGCGATCGGCGGCAGTTCGGCCACGTACAACGATACCGGCAGCGCGACCGTAACAAACGCAGGTTCCAATCGGTATTTTATTTTCAATACCGGTGGCGCTCGCATTACCAAAGGCGTTACCCTGTGCCTGTCCGTCATGTACAAACCAATTTCCGGCACCGACGGGTTGTGCCTGAGCCTTACGTATGCCGCCGACAACGGAAATTCTTACTATACCAGCATAACCACCGAAAATCAGCTTGAAATTGAGCAGACAGACGGCTGGGTGCTGCGGTATGGAACATGGACACCCGCCGCTACGGGTGTTCTGGACACGGTCGAGCTTGGCTGCGGCAGCATAAGGGCGGGGTATGGCGGCAGCTACACCAACAAGTTTTCGCTGCTTCACCCCATGCTGCAATACGGCAATGCGCCGACCGCGTGGACAGCTAGCAGCGGGGACTACATAACAGAGGAAAACGCCAAAAGCCTGATCTCCCAATCGGCGGATGAAATCAAAACGGAAGTCCGCAGCCTGAAAGAAACCACCACAACCATTTCCAACGACCTGGACAGCACAAAGCGGGAATTCAAAACCGTTAAAGAATCAGTATCCGCGATTGACCAGAAAGCTGACAGCATTACTCAGACGGTAACGCAGCGGATCACCGGCGGCAACAATATTATTGCGGGCACCGATGACTGGAACAATGCGACCCTGGATGCAGGCGGCAATGATCTGAGCAAAAAAGGAACATACACGATCAGCGGTGAATCCGTCCGAGTGACCAATAGGGCGCAGAACACCCGCTTCCACTTTGGTGCGGACAAAACGCTGGTGATTGCCAAGGGCATGACCTACTGCGCCAGCGTACTGTACAAGCTCAACTCTGGCACGGACAGCCTGTTTTTGCAGTTCGAGACCAAGAGCAGCAGCGGCGCAAAAAGTTATTACGGCAATGCATTCAAAAATGCGAAGCAGGACATTGAGCTGGACAACGGCTGGAAGCTGCGCTGGGCGGCGTTCACGGCGACCGCGGACGGATATGCGGACGGCCTGTTTGTAAGCACAGCCAACGACAACGCCACCGTTACCAACGATCTGACCATCATGCACCCCATGGTGCAGATGGGCAATGCCCCGACCGCGTGGACGGCCAGCACCGGCGACTATCTGACTACCGCCGAAACCAAGACCGAGATCAAGCAGACGGTGAGCGAAATTAAACTGACGGCCAGCACAAGCGGAACCAGCAGTACCATCAAGCTGACGGCAGGCGGAACAGAGATCACCAGCGCACAGATCAACCTATCCGGCGTGGTGACATTCTCGGATTTGAGTACCTGGAACCAGGACAAGACAATCATCAACGGCGGCAACATCACGACCGGGCAGCTGCATAACCTCAACTACACCACCGTGTACGACCTGGACAACGCCTGGATACGTATGGGCACCGAGGCCGGTGAGCGCGTATTTTTGGACAACCGGCACATCGCATGGTATGCCACCATCAACACCGGGTCGATTGGATTAACCGGCGTGCTGTACTCAGAGGCGGGCAGCAGCTACATCGGCGCGTGCAGCAAGTACGCCAAGTACGGCTGGGTCAACGGACTCGACCCCACATCTTACATTGGAATGCAGATCACCTACAACCGCAGCGATGACAGCGATGCCGATTTTAACACGACCCGGGTGGGTGTCTCCGGCAAGCTGAATGTACACAATCTGGACGTTTGGGGCAGCAAATCCCGCGTGGTGCCTACCAGCTTCGGCGCGCTGAAAATGGCCGCCTTTGAGACGCCGGTGCCAACCTTTGCGGACTGGGGCAAGGGCCAGTGCGGTCCCGAAGGCTGGTGCCTGATTGCCCTTGACCCGCGCTATGCGGAGACCATCGCCCAGCACGGGCAGCCCGCCTGGCTGCTGACGGATTGCGATGGAACCGGCCACCTGTGGGCCGAAAACTGCGGCCAGTATGCCATTATACACGGCGCACCAGGTCAGCAATTTGCATGGCTCTGCATGGCCGCCCAGCGCGGCTATGAGGGCAGCTATGCCGATCGCAGTGACAGCAGCTATCCCGCTGGTACCCCGGCGGGCATTGAGCTGGCAGCCAGCACCGCCGCAAGAGCGCAGGAGGCCAGCACCGATGCCGCAGCTGACCTGCTCGCTATAGATACAGGCGCGAACGAAACCGCAGACATTCTTTTGGAGGAATTGCAATGAAAAAATTATCCGGCGTGGCGGTCGTAACGACTGCCGAAGGTGAGCGAGTGAGCTACACCTACATGGAACTGGACGGTAACGGCAACATCACCAGCCAGAACAACCGGGGGTCCTTTGTAGCCCTGGACGAAGAGGTTCTGGCCGCAATCAGCACACTGAAAAACGCCGTAAACGCGCGGCTGTAAGGAGGATGCCCCATGACTGACAACAAACGCATTAAAGAGTGCAAACGCAAAGTTATTGCTGCAATTAACGAAGCAACGCTGCCGTTTGCCGTGACGGAGTTGATTTTGGAGAACGTTTTGAATGCCGTGCGCGAGAACATGGCAGCGGAAGAAGCAGCGGCGGCAAACATCGAAACTCCGAAAACAGAGGAAGAAAAAATGCCGAATTAAGGCGCTGAGGAGAAAAACGAATGAAACAGGGAACGCAATTTGCGCTGCCGGTTGAAATCGGCATGAGCCTGGACGAGGTAAGCCGGATCGAATTTGTGTTCAAACAGAAGAGCTGCAAAGGCTTCCCGGCCATTAAAACCAACGTCTGGCCCGACGACTGCACCCGGCAGGAAGGACAGAACATCATCCTTATCCCCTGGACGCGGGCGGAGACATACAAATTCATGGGCGGCGAGACGCTGTACATGGACACCCGCATCACATTGCGGGACAGCACTGATCAGCCGCAGACTGAGATCCTGGCTCTTAAAATGAGCCCGACCTTATTCCAGGAGGCGGATGGCTCATGATCCAGGTGCGAGTGGCTCAACAGAGCGCCGTATCGGTGCGCATTGCCGGAGCGGCACCCGTGCGGGTGGACGTGACCGGCACCGCAGTGGTTAGTGCGCCGGAGTATAGCGGGCCATATGACATCACGCCGTTGTTTACGGCGCAGGTTTTGCCCACGGCGAAAAAACTGATGCAGAAAGACGTGACAATCCGCAAGATACCGCAGTACGAGGTATCTAACGATTCAAGCGGCTACACACTGATAATAGGAGATGAATACTACAATGCCCAATAAATACGTAAACAAGGTTGTTATCGGCAAGGAAACGAAACTTGACCTTACCGCAGATACCGTAACTCCGGACAAGCTGGCAAAAGGTATCACGGCGCACGACAAGTCCGGCGCCCCCATTACCGGTACCAGCACGAAAGACGCGGATACCAGCGATGCCACCGCAGCTGTGGCGGAGGTTTTGAACGGTAAAACATTCTACGCGCGTGGCGCCAAAATGACTGGCACGATGCCCAACAACGGCGAAGTCAACGGTGAAATCAGCACCGTTTCTGGTAAGTACACCATCCCCATGGGCTTCCACGATGGCGCAGGCGGGGTGACCATCGCAGCGACCGAACAGGCCAAGCTGGTGCCCACAAATATCCGCGAGGGCGTTACGGTCCTGGGCGTGAAAGGCTCTATGAGCGGCAGCGAAGGTATGAAGCCGCAGGCCAAGAGCGTTACGCCGACCTTTGAGCAGCAGGTTGTGCTGCCCGACAAAGCGTATAACTGCCTGTCTCAAGTTACTGTGCAGGCGATCCCGGCCACATACGTTGATAATGCGGCTGGCGGCCAGACGTTGACGATCGGAGGCTGAGCATGGCCGTAAACAAGGTTGTTATCAATGATGAAGTTGTCCTCGACCTGACCGGTGATACGGTGCAGGCTGCCGACCTGCCGAAAGGGGTAATTGCCCACAGTGCCACAGGGGCCAAAGTCACCGGAACCACAAACTATGCCGGTTCCAGCAACGCGGGCGGCTCCGCAACGAGCGCCGAAAAACTAAATAACAGCCTGACCATCAAACTGAACGGAACCAGTCAGGGCGCATGGGACGGCAGCAGCGCAAAAACCATTGACATAACGGCAACCAGCGTTGGCGCGACAAACGTTACGCTCAGAAGGTGGTGACAGTTGCATGGGTGTGTATTTAGGAAGTACGCAGGTAGATATGCAGGGCGGCTTTGTGACGGGCGGTGCCAGTGGGGCGAGTTTGCAGAGCAAGACCGTAAGCCCCAGTGAGAGCGCACAGACGGTTAAGGCCGACAATGGCTATGATGGTTTGAGCCAGGTTACAGTGAATGCAGTATCAAAAACTTATGTGGGCAGCGGCGTGACGAAAAAAAGTGCTGCGACTTATACGCCGGGAACGAGTGACCAGAGCATTGCATCCGGCCAGTATTTGAATGGAACCCAGACGATTAAGGGTGACAGCAATTTGACTGCGGCCAATATTAAGAGCGGCGTAAAGATTTTTAATGTGACAGGCAGTTATGCCGGGAGCAGCAGTGGCGGAAACACACCAAGCTTGCAGACCAAAACGGTCAGTCCCAGTGAAAGCACCCAGACGGTAAGCCCGGACAGCGGATATGACGGACTGAGCAAAGTGACCGTGAATGCGATATCGAGCACTTATATTGGCAGTGATGTGACCAAAAAAAGCGCAGCAACTTACATCCCGAAGACAACCGACCAGAGCATTGCATCTGGGCAATACCTGAGCGGGACACAGACAATCAAGGGCGATGCAAACCTGGTGGCCGGGAACATTAAGAGCGGTGTGAGCATTTTTGGTGTGACAGGTACTTATACCAGCGGCGGGAGTTCTGGCGGCAGTGGCAATAACAATGTAGAGGCTTATGCCGTTACCAGCACCAGCCCAAGCGTTAGTTTTAAGACCGCCAGCGGAACCATTAAGATTTGGGGCTACGGCACCATAACCAGTCAAGGCGGCTGGGGCGGGCAGACTACGAGCCTGATTGCGTTTGCAGGCGACAAGTATTACAAGGGCGCCATATACGGCAGCCCAAGCAGCACCAGCCTGAGCCTGAGCATCAGCGGCGGAAAACTGACGGGACTGCCGAGCGGACTATCCGCAATCAGCGCGATTGTGACGAGAGGTATTTGATTATGGCGACGGATACAAAACTTGACAACCTGGTGATCAACTACCTGACGCAAGCCCAGTATGATAATGCTAAGAGTGAAGGAACGCTGAACAGCAACCAGATCTATATGACACCGGCCTCCTCCAGTACCTATACGCTGCCTGCCGCTACCAGTTCAACCCTGGGTGGTGTGAAGATTGGTAGCAATATTACGGTGAGCAGCGGCACGATCAGCATTAGTAAGACCAATGTGACCACAGCACTGGGATATACACCACCGACTACAGATACGAAATATACACTGCCGAATGCTACCAGTTCAACCCTTGGCGGTGTAAAAATCGGGAGTAACATTACGGTGAATTCCGGCACGATTAGTTTGACAAAGGCGAACGTGACAAGTGCTTTGGGATACACACCGCCGACAACGGATACTAAGTATACACTGCCGACAGGTAATGCTTCGACTTTGGGCGGTGTGAAATTGAGTGATTCGACCAGTTCAACGAGTTCGACCAGTGGTGGTATTGCGGCAACACCGGCGGCGGTGAAGGCGGCCATCGCGGAAGCAAAACTTGCAGCCTGGCCGATTGGCAGCATTTACATGACCGTAAGCAATACAAGCCCAGCGTCTTTATTTGGCGGTACCTGGGAAAGAATTTCTGACCGCTTTTTGCTTGGTGCTTCTGGTACTTATCCCGCAGGTGCTGCTGGAGGCGAATTCGCCCATACGCTTACACAAAGCGAGCTACCAAATTATTCGTTGTCTGTGACGAACGGAAGCAACGTAATACGCTCCAAAACCGGAAGCTCTGCGGATGCGTATGTTCAAACGCAATCAGGCGGCTGGGGTATTCCGAACTGGGAATCCAAAACCGTAACAGTCGCCTCCGGCGGTTCCGGGGAAGCCCACAATAACATGCCGCCCTATTTGGCGGTTTATATGTGGAAGAGGACAAAATAAGGAGGATAAAGATGCGGCTGAAAAATGAAGAGGTGTGTTTTGGGTGGCCCTTGGCCCAGCACATCATCACCGCGGGCTGGCTCTACAATGACGGCAGCCTGCACCGGGCGCTGGATTTCCGCGCAGCAGCGGGCACGCCCGTGTACGCTGCGGAGGGTGGCACGGTTGCAATCGCGTACCACTGGAATGGCAAGCGCACCCAGGGCGACACCAACAGCTATGGCAACATGATTAAGCTGCGCCACACGACCTACAAGTACGGCACGTTGGAAACGCTGTACGCCCATTTGAGCCAGCTTTGCGTGGCGCAGGGGCAGCAGGTGCAGGAAGGCCAGCTGATCGGCTACAGCGGCGATACCGGCAACTGCTATGGAGCACACCTGCATTTTGAAGTGCGCTGGAAAGGCCAGCGTACCAACCCGCTGAACTGGCTGGATGCTGATTTCAGCACGGCCAGCAGTGCGGTCAAGCTGGGCAGTTACAGCAGCATACAACACACAGAGGAAGTGAAGCGCATGTATTATGCAATCGACGTATCGAAACACCAAAACAAATTTGATTGGCAGGCAGCCTACAGCAAGGGCATCCGCCACGCCATGCTGCGCGCCGGGTATGGCCGTTACAGCAGTCAGGTTGACCCGCAGTTTGAGCGCAACGCAGCTGAGTGTGCCCGCCTGGGCATCCAGTACGGTGTGTACTGGTACAGCTACGCCAGTACCCCGGCGGAAGCCCGCCAGGAGGCCCGCTGCTGCCTGGCCGCGATCAAGGGCAAGCATCTGTGTTTGCCAGTGGCGTATGATATCGAGTACGAGCCGTGCATCCTGCGCCTGACCAACGCGCAGCGCACGGCACTTGTACAGGCCTTTTTGTCGGAGATTGAGGCCGCAGGGTATTACGGCATCCTGTATGCTAGCTGCGGTTTTATTCGCAACCGCCTGGACTACAAGGCGCTGTCTAAATATGATATCTGGGTTGCCCAGTATGGCAGCACATGCACCTGTCCCCTGCCGTATGGCATCTGGCAGTACAGCAGCCGCAACGCTCTGGGCGTGCCCGGCTACGGCACCAGCCTGGATTGCAACAGGGTATACAAGGACTATGAGCAGCTGATGATCCAGGCGGGCCTGCAGGGCCACACCGCGCCCACACCGGAGGATACCACCCCCAACAAGCTGGACAAGCAGCGGATTACCATTGGCCGTATCTCCAGCGGCGACCGCGCAACCATCCGCGCCCTGTGCGATGGCCTGGGGCTTATCTCCGCTGGCCTGTACCGCGAAACCTGCGTGGGTGGCAACCAGTGGATGCTGGACGTTGGACCGGTATCCAGCGGCGACGCCTGGTACATCATGCGCAAGTGCGCAGAGCTGCAGCTGATTGATGCAGGGCTGTACAAGGCCGAGTATGTGGGGTGATGCAGTGAAAAAACTTTTTATTTCTCAGCCGATGCGCGGCAAAACGGACGAAGAAATTATCAAGGAACGCAAGGTTTTGATTGCTGATGTGTACATGAAAACACACGAAAATTTAGCAGTCATTGATTCATTTTTTGAGAACGCCCCGACTGACGCAACGCCGCTGTGGTATTTGGGCGAAAGCCTCAAGCTGCTGGGCACCGCTGATTTTGTGGTGTTCGCCCCTGGCTGGCAGGACTATCGCGGATGCCGTATTGAGCATGATGCCGCCGTAGCCTACGGCATCCCCATCGTGGAGGTGTAAATCCGATGCAGCCGTGGAACATCGTCATCACTTCCCCGTGGCAGGTCGTGACAGCCATCGTCGCCGTAGCTACGGCATTTACAGCCATTGACAAGGCATGGGATACCCTGCTGGCGAAATGGAAAAAGCACAAAGCCCCCGAAGAAGCCCAGAACGCAGAAATCAGCTCCCTTAAAATACAGATTCAGCAAATCACTCCCCGGCTGGATGCTGTGGAGGGGCAGTTGACTGCGATGGGCAAAACGGTTGATGACCTACACGCGGGGAATCTGGCGGTGCTGCATGATCGGATTTATCAGATGTGCCGCCTGTGCATCAAACGCGGGTACGTCACCGAGGATGACCTGAACAATCTGAAATACTTATATGATAGCTACCACAGTCAGGGTGGCAACGGAACGGGCACGGAACTCTATAAACGGGCCAAGGCGCTGCCCATCCGCATCGAAACCGAGTAAGGAGGATAAATCAAAATGAGCAATGCCGAGTTTATCAAGCGGGCCACTGCCGCCGTTGTGGACTACTTCAACCGCCATGTTGATGTCACCGACAACTTCGAGCTGACCGCCGACGATACATTCGTTGTATGGTAGTGCAAGACCCTGCAAAACAACAAGGCGCTGATTTCTACCACCATTCCCGACGGGATGTACTACGAGATTACCTACAACGGCGACAAGGGCGAAATGTACCTTGACGCCTACAAAAAGATGCACAATGAGTGCATCAAAATCAAGGAGGACTAACATGGATTTTGCGTCTTTTGGCATCGCAAGCGTTGCCTGCATCACCGTCATCTGCTACCTGGCCGCAACGGCTGTCAAGCAGACCCCACTGGCAAATAAGTGGCTGCCGTCCATCTGTGGTGCCCTTGGCGGCCTGCTGGGCCTTGCCGCCATGTACATCAACGTGCCGGACTTCCCGGCCGCTGATCCCCTGACCGCCCTGGCCGTGGGCATTGTTTCCGGCCTGGCTGCGACCGGCGCGGATCAGGTTATTAAGCAGATCGGCAAAGACAGCTGACCGGCAAGTTAAATAATCCATAATTAAAGCGGCGGGCTTTCCCTCTTTTCAGGGATTGCCCGCCGCTTATTTTTTTTATTTTTGCTGGTCTTTTTGCGCATTGTACCACGTTAAAAACTCACCAAAGAGGCGCTGCTCTGCCTCTTTGCGGGCGGCAATGGCTTTATTTTTGTCGGCGCCGCAATACAGGTGGTACCGCTCCCCCTTAAAATAGATGTATGCGACATATTTTCCGTCTTTTCTGCACGACACACCGCGCACGCCTGTGGTGTTGTTCCGTTGGGCTTTGCTCGATGATATTCGGCTAACGTTGGTGCCGTCAACCTGCCCGAGCTTATCGGCAATGGGTTTGGTGGTCAGGTTGCGGTTTTTTATGCACCCGCAGCTGATCTGCTTGGAGTGGGCGATGGTACGGCTCGGCAGCTCCACGATTTTACCGCAGTTAAGGCAGCGGCAGCGGAAAACCCGGTTGCCGTCTTGCCTCTTCGCAGTCGGCTCGATAACGTACAGATAGCCAAATGTTTGCCCGGATAAATCCTTAAACGGCGGCATGGCTTAGCCCTCAAGGTAGGCACGTAGCGCAGCGCGTACAACTTCGCTGCGGTTGCCGCCGCCCACAGTGACACGGGCGTCCAGCTTGTCCAGCAGCTCCTGCGGTAGCAGGACGTTGAGGCGGGCATCCTCTACCACCTCGCCAAACGCCGCCTCGTAGGTGTTGCCGTCAAGGTACTTCTCTGCCCACTCGCGGGCGGCGTCCTCGGTGATGGGGGTGATCTCCTCGCCCCAGCCCCAGTTGCCATCCTGTTTGGGGAAACCGTTGCCGTAGTTGTGTATAAAATACTTGCCCGCCTTGGTGCGGTATAAATCTTGTCCGCGATAGTAGATGTCATTGGGCAAGAAATTGTTTTCGTGGACACCGAGCCGCTGGGCGGTTTCGGTGTTGTAGCGGCTGCCGTTGATGATCTTTTTCATAACGCGTGGCTCCTTTTTATATTACAGCCGCTTTGCATCAAACAGCTGAGAAACGGATACGATCTCGAAGGGGATTTCTTCACGCTTGCCGGAGCTGGTCGGTGCGGTGATGGTCAACGCCTGCAGCGCCTCGTCAATGGCTTGATCATAGTCGCCTGTCACGCGGATGGCGGGGACGAAGGCAAGGACCAGATCGATGTTGCCGTCCTTGGCTTTGTAGTCGGAGCGGATGCCGCCCGGCACAGCGTGGATGAAGTCGGGCAGGGAAACCGTCACGGCTTTGTGGTGCGGTATGCCTTTGGGTTCGTGACCTTCATAGCTCCAGCCTTCCGGCAAGCGAAAGTTTCTGTAGGTGTCGTTCTGTACGGCGGTGAAATAGGCGTTTTCGGCGGGGGTGTAATTGCCGGTGCGGTGGGATGCCAAAGCGATGGTGATGATAATCTCGGTAGTCATAGTGTTTTCTCCTTTGTTTGTGTGGGGTGTTTCGTATCTCTTATGTTGTACTTATTATAGCACAGATAATATTTAATGTCAATGCGTATTTACAAAAAATATTATTTTATGTCAATAGGAGACTTTGCCGCCACCGCGGTCAAGCAGACCCCGCTGGCCAACAAATGGCTGCCGTCCATCTGCGGTGTCCTTGGCGGCCTGCTGGGCTTGGCCGCCATGTACATCAACGTGCCGGATTTTCCCGCCACTGATCCCCTGACCGCCCTGGCCGTGGGCATTGTTTCCGGCCTGGCTGCGACCGGCGCGGATCAGATCATTAAGCAGGCGAGCAAGTAAGCCAAAAAGGGCCACTAGGCATTGCGCCTAGTGGCCCTTTTACTTTTTAGCGAACGATTGATAGTTCTGCGGCAATCAAGCCGTAATCAAGGACTGTAATCGTTTCGCATATGGATGGCAGGGGTAGACCGCTGCCGCCCGTATGCGAAAAATCTTGTAGTTCCGAAAACGGCATTGTTTCGATGGCTTTCGGGATGGCGGAGGGGTTCAGGCGGGCGGGGTTCAGAATAATGCGCAGGCGGCTGCCGCGTGGGCCGTCATCAAACACAACAATTTTATAGATCAGGTCGCGCACGATTACGCGCATTTTTTCGGGTTGCAATTCACGCAGGTTTATGCCGGACCACACACGGCGCAGTTCGTCCACACTGGCGGCGGCTGATTCTGCGCTGATGTCCAGATCATTGGCCTGGGCCAGCAGGGTCATGCGCTGTTTTTGCAGGGCGTTGATGCGCTCAATGGCCCCGGCAGCATCCAGGCCGTTTTCGATGGCCTGATACAGGCGGTCGACCTTTTGCTGTATTATGCCGCCTTCCTGCTTGAGCTCTTTGGCGCGCTCTGCGTTGCGGCCATCCGGCTGCAGGGCTTCCAGCACAGCAACACATAGGGCATCCATATTAACAGGATCAAGCACAATATGTTGAATATAATCAATCACTGCATTCTCTAAGCGGTCAGCGTTGACACGGTGGGCGTGTACTCCACCATCGTGCTGACGGTGCTGGGCAGCGCAGCGGTAGTACCGATATTCCACCGCCTTGCCGTGGCTGTTGTAGCGGTGCATTTCGCCCGCCATGGTTCCGCCACACCCGCCGCAATATACCAGCCCGGAAAGCAGATAGAAAGATTTTGCCTTGTACTGGGCGTTGCGGTGCTTGCGTTTATCCATTTCGTCCTGCACGGCCTGCCACTGTTCTGTGGGGATGATCTGCGGCATGCCGTTCTCCACGCAAACCCATTCGTCCCGCGGTTTGAGCCTGCGGCGGCTGGTGCGGCCGTCCACATCGGCGGGGGCCAGGCGATTCCAGATATACAGGCCGGTGTATTTTTCGTTGCGCAGGATGTCGTACAGGCTGTTTTTGCCGAATGGCTGCCCCCGGCGGGTTACATAGCCCCCAGCGTTAAGGGCATCTATAATTTCAGTGTAGCCCGCTCCCTGCTGGTACAGCTTGAAGATCAGCTGCACCGCCTCAGCCTCCCGCGGAACAATAGCATACTGGCCTGTAGATTTATCCACCGTATAGCCCAGCGGCGGCGGGCCACCTGTGGTTCTTGCTGTAAGGGCGTTTTCGCGCAGACCTTTGGCAACTTCCTGTGCCAGATTGGCGCTGTACCATTGGTTGATGGCCTTGGTTACATTGCGCATGAACTGGCCTTGCGGAGTGGCGTCAAAGTGTTCCGCCGCGGAAATGACCTGAATGCCCTGCCGGCGCAGCTGCATTTCGACAACCGTCTGCTGATCCGCGTTGCGGAAAAAGCGGTCCAGCTTGTGCACGATGATGTATTGCACCCCGGCGGCAGCTGCATCGGCCAGCATGCGCTGAAACTCCGGGCGCTCCCCGCGGCGGCCGCTGTTGCCATGGTCCTTATACACCTGTACCAGCTCATACCCTGCCGTGGCGGCAAAGGTGACGATTGCACGCTGTTGGGCCTCCAGGGATTCCTCGCGCTGCTCATTGGTAGATTTACGGCAGTAGCCGAAAGCCCGCGGGGCTTGCATAAGAGATGGAATTGTAGCAGACATGATATTACTCCCTGCCTGCCGGATTTCCCGGCAGGGCTCTTTCCCCTTGTGAAAAGCAAATGCCAGCCATAAAAATATGGCTGGCATTTGCAAATACTAGTTTATCAGCCCAGCTTTTCAAATACCATGGTTGCCTGAATACGGTCGCCGCCCATTATGCCTTTGCTGCCGCTGCTTGTGGTGGAGATAGTATGCAGGCGGTATCCCTTGGCTGCCTGTTCGTTGATGACTTTCTCCAATTCTGTCAGATTGCCGGAACCTGTGCCAATAAATTTTTCTTTCAGGGTAACCTGCAGCAGTACAACCTGGACTATATTGGCCGTGAGGTGATCCGCACCTATGTCAACATGGATACCGCCGCGCGGGTGTCTATCAGCCGCTTTGTCATGCAGCTGACCCGCAATGTGGAGCGCAGTGAAGCCGAAATGCTGGCCCAGCAAGCCACCACCGAAAACGACCCAAACGCCGCCGAAGTTGCCACCTGATCCTCTGGCGCTGGCAATTTTGATCAAAAATACCGCAGTCAAACATCAGACTGCGGTATTTTTGTTGTAATTCTTTCTCGTTTGTGCTACTTTATATACAAGGATTCAAGGGGAATGCGGGTAAATTATATTATTTACCCGTTTGTATCTATGTTTAGCAGCCCCTGCCGCAATAGTTAGCAGGGGCTTTTGCTTATTATAGCGGTATAAAAAACAGGAGGTATTTATCATGGGCATTTTTGACACTATTCAAGAGGAATCTACGTTCTCCAGGGGATCTGGCATCAGCTACCAGTATGTTGTGCTGGGCCAGCTGCTCCACCAGGTCATCCAGCGCCGGGGCGTTGAACATGGCATCCGGCCCGCCGGTGCCGTTGCGCAGCCAGTCCTCATTGACGTCAAAAACGCGGCAGATAGAAAGAACGTTTTGATCCGTGACCTTGCACAAACCTTTTTCGAGTTTGCTTACCGCAGATTTGCCAATACCTAGCTGCTTTCCGAATTCCTCCAGCGTCATCCCGCGCGCCTTGCGAACGGCTTTAACGCGATCGTTTATTGTGCCGATATTATCACCTCCCTTCGCGTTTCGTTGCATTTAGTATAGCACAAAAAGTTGAATAAAGCAACAAAAAAATCGAAATTTGGAGTTGACAATGTTGAATCAAGATACTATAATAAGGGCATAAGGTAGAACAAAGACACAGCTAAAGAGAATCAAGACACAAGTTGCTGTGGTATCTACCACTATTATACCCAGAAGGGGGTGGGAAAATGCAGAACAACAAAGATGACCCGCGCAAAATCACCCCCCTTCCCGTTGGGGCGATTATAGCACGGGGCAGCACAGCGGCACAAGAACCGCTGCCGCCCGTATGCGAAAAGCGCCCCGCACAGGGGCAGAAAGGAAAACAGAATGGAAAACGCAAAGATGCTTACTGATGAAGAGCTGGCCAAAGAGCTGGCAAAAATGACCCCGGCGGAACGCGCCCAGGCTATGGCCTATGTGATGGGCCTGGTGGCCGGCAAAGCCCAGGCCAAGGCCACGGAACCCGCAGGCGGCGCAGCATGACCCCGCTGGAACGCTGCTGGGCCGCTGCCCTGTGCGCCAGTGGGGATGCTGTTGCCAACATGGGCACGGATGCCCTGCGCCTGGTAGCAACCAAAAAGCCGCAAGACGTTACCAGCGCCGGAATTATGGAGAGCACCCACAAGCTGGCCCGCGCCTGCCGGATCGCTGATGCCACAACCGCCAGCACCCCGGCGGGCCAGAAAGCTGCCGACGCTTACGCGCTGGAAGCTGCCCTTTACGCCGTGGCGTATGAAACCGCCCGCCTTGTGCGGTCTGATATGTGGCGGCTGGTGGCAATGCGGCTGGATGAAGCGCAGGAAGTTGGCACAAGAACGTCTGAATTGCACATCCGGCAGCCGCTGGGCAAGCTGATTATGCGCCGCCACCCGCTGGCCGTGCGCGGATCGACCGCCCAGAACCTTGTGGACGAGCTGCTGTACGCCGCGGTAAAGCGCGGCAGACGGCAGCAGGACTGGGCAAGCGCGCTGGAGGCCGCTGTGGCCTGCGGCTGCATGATGGACGCTGTGCTGAACTACCCGCCCAGATGGGAGAACCAAGATGGAAAATGAAGAATTTGTAATTGCGGAGGGCTTTTTGCCGGACGGCACCCCGGTGCTGCCGGGCGCACGCCTGACCGATGAAGCAATACATTGCATTGCCCCCGTGCTGGCGGAGCTGTTTGCGGCGGCACTGGCACGGGAAACCAATAAGAAAAGCGAGGCATGAACGATGGAAGCCAGAGAATTAAAGGACATGACCGCCGTGCTGCGGTCCATCAATGACGGCAACCCCAGCAACGCAGAGCGCTGGGTGAACCTGACCCAGCGCGTGATCCGCGCCGAATACCGCGCCAACACGGCAGAGCGAGCCGCCGCCCGCAAGGATTGGGAAAAGCAGAACGCCGAAGACGATGCCAGGATGGCCCGCTGCCGCGCCGAAGAAGCCAAGCTGGCAGCGCGGCAAGCACGGGAAAATGCAAGCCTGTGGCGCTGGATCGCTGTGGGCATGGGCATTGCACTGACCTTTGCGGTTGCTTTTGGCACTCACGAGATGAACGAAGCCGCCCGCTGGCGGTACGAAGCCCAAGGAATGGGGCAAACGGAGATTGTTACCCCGCAGAATCAGAACACGGCGGTGCAGCCATGACGGTGCTGGAATGGCTGCAGGAACTGGAAGAGGAAGAGCGGATCGTCAAGGTTGGCTGCGTGGACAACACCCTGCGGGGCCTGCGCCGCTGCACCGCCAGAATGGCCGCCGCCAGCTACCTGCACTGGGCCTGCCCGGAATACCTTGCGCCGCAGCTGGGGCTTGCATTTGAGTGCAAAAGCCCGGCGGTCAACAACGAGAAATTCTGCGAGCGCTGCGCGGCGGCGTTTTTGTCCGCGCAGATGCCGAACACAGGGAGGGTGAAAAAGCCATGGACGCACCAATGACGCCGCGGGAGGCCGTGGCCTGGCTGTTGGAAAACACCGCTGCCACCCGCAAAACCTACTGCATTATACTGCGCAGCACCAACGGCGTACACAACCCCGGCACGCGTGGCATGCTGATCTGCCAGGCGGCAGAGCTGGCAGGCCGCCTGCACGCTTACCGGGAAAGCCTGCACCACATGATGCAGGCCGGAATGATACCAGCGGACCTGCTGGACGATGTGAAGGAAGTGCTGAAATAATGATCTGCTATCTTATTACTGCCGGGGTTGTGGCCCTGGGGCTGCTGGCTACCTGGACCAGTGGCCGGGATGTGGGCTACCGCAATGCCATGCGGGATGCGGAACGGCTGCACGATGATGACGCTGTATTCCGCCCTGGCAAAGGCGGCCGCCAATGACGGCGGAGGAACGCGCAGCCCTGATTGACCGGCTGGCCCCGCTGATCATTGAGGAACGCCGCAAGGCCGCAGAGCAGAACCCCAAGCGCCCGCCATGGTACATGATGAACATTGCCCACCCCGTGATGGGCTGGCTGTACAACCAGTACCTGGCCAAACTGGGCGAGGTAAGTCCGCCCGGCGATGCCTGCCGCACCCGGTTTGAGCTATCCCTATTGCACCCGGCTGTGCTGAAAAAGCTGGCCGAGCACTACAAGATCCAATAACCCCGCCCCGGCGGGGCAGATATGCCGCCAAAGCCGCACGAGGCCGCGGCGGCCCCTGAATCCTCCCACAGTTGCTGCGTGGGCAAGTACGGCAACACCACTGTGCAGGTAATGCACAACGCCCGGCACCGGCCACTACTCCCGGCTTGTGCCCGGCGGCCGCCTGTTAGATTCCCAGCCCGGCTTTTTCCACCGGGTGCCAGGCCCCTGCGTGCAGATTGCCAAGCGCCGCGGGTGCGCCTGGGCAGGCGGGTTTTTATGGTGCGTGTGCAGCACCGGCATGGCCCAAGCAACCCATGCCGCCCGGATCAACACCGGGACGCGCCACCAAAGAATGGGGGTTGAACCAATGAAACGAAATTGTCAGGACTGCACTGCCCGCCGCGTGGGCTGCCATGCCAACTGCGAGCGCTACAAGGCCGACTGTGCCCAGGATGCCAAGCGCCGGGCCTATGAAAAACAGTTTGCCTTTCTGGACAGCATGCCGCAAACCGCCACCGCCTTAAAAAAGACACTTGCACCCCGGCGGGTTGGCGGGCAGCAATAAGCGAGAGGATGAAATACGATGACAAAGAAAAAATGTATAAAGCTAATTATGGGAACGATGGGGCTACCGCAGCCGCGTGGGGCCGAGATGGTATTCCTGGGATTGCGAGAAATAATGCACAAGAAGCAAAAGGCGCAGCCAAGCAACAAAGACGTGCTGGTAGCCCTGCTGGCTGAGATGGAAAAAGCGGGACCTGAATGCGGCGTATCGGTGGTTGGCGGCCTTTTAGCCGCGGTCCAGCGACGCATTATTGAAACAAAAACTGCAATCATTCACGACCGCCTGATGGGCGGCCCTGCAAAAGAAACCCAAGCGTGAACCAAAGCCGCAGCCCTTAACCCAGGGCGGCGGCTTTCGCAAAACCGGGCACAGCTTACTTATTATAATAGCGCGTGGCTGAGCTGCCGTAAAAGGCTGCCGCCAAACGGTCCGAGGGGGGGCCGTGTGGGCGGCTTGTATAGGGGTTATTTCAAGGTCCATTCTCCCCCACAAAAAGAAAAGAGGTGAACAGCATGAAATCTGCCAGAAAGCAATACATCCGTGAGCAGAAAACAATCTGCGGCGATAGTTATGCCGAGGTAGATTTTTGCTGGATCACTGAGCGGGAACACCGGGCAGGCCCCCGCGGAAAAAAGCAATTTGCCAGCAGCCTTGCCCAGCAAAAGCGCAACCGGGAACGATCGGCGCGGCTGCTGGTACAGTTGCTGAACACAAATTTCGACCAACGGGGCTTTGCCGTTACCCTGACCTACGAAGACATGTGGCTGCCGGATGACGATGAAGCGGCCTGGAAGGACGTGTACAACTACCTGAAACGGGTGCGCCGATGGCTGACCCGGCAGAACTGGCAGGATGCAACACCCATCAAGTGGGTGTGCGTGACGGAGAACCAGGAAGCCGACCCGGCCAACGGCCTGAAAGAAGTGCGATACCATCACCACATGGTGCTGCAGGTGGACGGCCTGACCGCCGCCCACCGCGCCGCCCTGCGTGATGCGCTGGAAGATCTGTGGTGCACCGGCCGCAGCCGGGAACCGCTGGGCACCGTGAACGCTGACCGCCTGCAGCCGGAACACGACAGCCTGGAAGGGCTGGCCAAGTACATGCTGAAATACCCCCGCCGCCGCAAAAGCTGGCATGCAAGCCGCGGCCTAAAGCGGCCCACCTATCCCCGCCCCAATGATACCCACTGGACCCCGCGCAAGCTGGCCGATGCCTGCACCATGCGCGTGGACGATGCTGATTATTGGGAGCGGCGCTACCCCGGTTACAGGTTTTTGGGGGCTGTGCCAAGCTATAACGAGGAGCGGGCCGAATGGCGGCTATACATCAAGCTGCGCCGGAAACGCAGGTAATACAACGTTATCCCCCGCCCCGGCGGGATAAAATAAAACGATAGGGAGTAAACGCAAATGGAAAACAAGCAAAAAGCGCTGGAAATGGTTGCAACCATGCAGCAAAAAGAGGAAAGCGGCAGCCTGCTGTGGTGCGTGGCCGAAGACCTGAAAAACACCATCAATGGCATGAACGAAGACGAGGCAAGGGTGGTTGTTACGGATTTTGAAGCCGGAACGCATGATCTGAAAACCTGCGAGAAAGCGATCCACGACTATGCCAACAAGCACAAAAGCGGCGGTTCTGCCTGCTGCCCCGGCCCGGCCGTGCCGGGTATCCTGCGCGTGCATTTTGGCCTGCCGGAGAGCGGCCAGAGCACCGCACCCGCCCCGGAGGAGCGTCCCAAACGCCAACGCCTGAACATTATGGATTTCATGTAAGGGGACGAGAGTATGAGAACGCTGGAAGAATACGTGGCCATGATTCCGGCCGCGCCGCCCGCTGACATTGACCGCTATCTGGACGCCCTGGGCAGAAAACCGCTGGCTATAACCAGCTACCGGTGCATATCACGGGATGATGCCGAATCCCGCCTGGATTGCGAAGATTTCCGGGCTGATCTGCGCCCCAGTGCCGCCATACGCCCTGCCGCCCTGTGGTGCAGCGAGTGTGAAAGCTGGTATCTGGCGGAATACGTCCCGGCCTATGGCGTGCAGGTCGTGAACGTTGAGCAAGACACCATTGACAAAAAGCGAAACGGCGAAACCATGGTATGCCCCATGTGCGGTGCTCAAACGCAGCTGCGCAACGTGCAGGAGCTGCGGTACGGGCGGGCAGCCCAAGACTTTATCGCGGTGCCCACCGTTGCGGAAAACTGCCTAGTATTAACGCAGTGGTGCATTGAGCGCCACATGTACGAAGGTTACCGCCACACCGAGCGGAACGCTATTAACGCCTTTGTGGTTGATGGCCGGCGGATCATCAAGCTGGCGCACTACCAGTACAACGCTATGGCTGGCAGCTGGCGGAATCTGGGCACGTGGGTACAGCGCGCAAAACTGGTAGATGATATTGGCTGCCCGAAAATGTACGCCGCAAACCTGCCAGATTTGGGCGGCACCGGCGCAGAGAATGCCAAACTGTGGGAGTACATGGAGCAATCAAACGCAGCAAAAACGTTTTACCCGGTGGCATACCTGCGGCTGTATTTTAAGCACCCCAATGTTGAGAACCTGGTAACCGCAGGGCTGGGAAACTTGGTGGGCGACGGAATCAACGATGAAATGAAATATCACTACTATACCGGACGTGCCCCGCAAACAGCGGCTCCAAAGCTGGAATGGGTGGACTGGAAAGAAAAACGCCCTGCCCAAATGCTAGGTATGACAAAGCAAGAATTGCGAACTTGGAGAGAGTACGGTCTGGGAGTTGACTGTCTGAGAACGTGGAAAGAGCTGGATACGCTGCCATGCGGCGTAAGCTTCCACGACCTTTGCGCCGCGATGAAAGCCATCGGAGCATACGACACGCGCCGGATTTTGCGTGAAAAACTGCCGATGATGCGGACCCTAAATTACATAGAGCGCCAAGAGCAGGATCTTACGCAGCTTGAGGATTATTGGCGCATGGCTGCCGTGGCCGGCTGTGACCTGAACCAGGACGCAGTGCGCTGGCCCAAAGACCTGCGCACCGCCCATGACCGAATGAGCGAAACAATACAGTACGAGCGGGTAAGTGGCAAATGCCAGCAAGCGTTCGCCGCCATGACGGCCCGCTGCGCCGGGTTGACATGGGAACATGATGGGATTTGCATTCGCCCGGCGGAAACGCCGCTTGAGCTGATCCGGGAGGGCAGCACCCTGCACCATTGCGTTGGCAGATACTCAGATGCCCATGCACGGGGCAGAATTATCCTGTTTGTGAGGCATACCCGACGGCCAGAACGCAGCTGGTACACCCTGAACATTGACGTAACCAGCAAGAGAGAAATCCAGCTGCATGGATACGGAAACGAATTTGCCCACGGCAAAAAGCTAAAAATACCCCGGCGGGTCCGGGAATTTGTGGATCTGTGGGAGCGCGAAGTGCTGGCTAAGTGGCAGCTGCCGCCAGAGCAGAAAGCCAAGAAAAAGAAAAACAAGGCCACCCAGGCAGTGGCATGATAGGAAGGTGAAAGCATGGACGAAATAGTGGTCCGCCTGAAATCAGGAGAAGAAATTATATACCCGCACCCCGCGACGGCAGAATGGAAGGCCATTCCCAATGCTGTAATAGTCATAACAAACGGCAGCCAGGCGGTTGATATATAAGGTTGTTTTTGTGATACATCGCGAAAAAGAGGCACCAAAAGTTGAGGAGGAACCGAAAAAATGAAATACGATAGCGAACAGATGACGTTTGTGGGTGCCGCCGCTACGGCGGAAGAATCTGCCGCTCTGCGCCTGCATTATGAGATCATGGCCGCAGCGCAGGCAGCGGCGGCCAGCCTGCTGGATCTGGCCCGCAAAATCAAACTAATGCGGGATACCGGTGGATACAAGGCCCTGGGCTTTGACACGCTGGAAGCCTACACACTGACCGCCATGGGCATGAAGCAGCGCCAGGCGTATAACTACATTGCCATTGCCGAAAAACTGCCCGCGCAGCTGATAGAGCAGAACGCGGCCGCGGGCGTTACTAAGCTGGCCTTGCTGGCGCAATTGAGTGGGCAGGAGCAGCAACAGATTACAGCGGAAACCAACCTGACGGAAACGACAGTGGCCGAGCTGAAAGCGCAGATCAAAGAGCTGCAGGCCAAAAATGCCGGGTACGCCGAACAGCTCAGCCTGCTGCAGAATCAGCCGCCGGTGGCTGAGGTACAGGCCGAAGAAGTGGACATGGATGCCCTGCGTGCGGAGATTCGCGCCGAAATGAAGGCTGAAATGGAAAGCCAGCGCCGGGCCGACGCCAAAATGACCGAGCTGAACCAGAAAGAGCGCGATGAAGCCATAAAGGCCGCACAGAAAGCCAGGGCTGAACTGGAAGAGGCAAAACGTGCTGCTGCGGCGGCTGAACAGGCACGCGCTAAAGAACTGGATCAGGCGCGCCACCAGGCAGAAGAAACCGCTGCCCGGCTGAACATGGTCGCGGATGAATCCGCGGTGCGCTTCGGCTTGCTGTTTGACCAGTTGCAGGACACCGCCGGAAAAATATTTGACCTAGTTGATACTTTGCAGCAGGGTGGCCTGACCGAAAAGGCGGAAAAATTCCAGACAGCGCTCCATAAGGCGCTGCTTGCCTTGGCCGATGAAGCGGAGGATGTACAGAAATGATGGAAGCATTTGAGGCGGGCGTGCGGCTGAGCATTTTCATGCTGGGCGCTGGGGTCGGCCTGGTCGGCAGCCGCGGCGAAAGGTGGGGTGACTGATGGACATCCTGCTTTCGATCATCGGCAGCGCTGTTCTGGCCGTGCTGCTGGCCACCGCCTATACCGCCGGGGTAGCCGCTGGGAAAGCTGCCGCGCATGTGGATGATGAAGAATCAAAAATTTATATGCCGCACACACATGGCGGAGATCCTGACACCTGAACGCAGAGACAGCCATATTTCGGATTAAGGGAGGTATACACACGTGGGGAAAAACAAACGCTTGCCGAATGACATCGTATTGGCAGCCCTGCAGCTGGTGCGCGGCCAGGCCAGGCGCAAGGCCGAGTATAAGCGCCAGGTGGATGAGATCATCCTGCGTAGCGGCACAAATTTTGTGGATACCACAACCAGCTGCGGCGCGCCCGTGCGTGTGTACCTGCCGCACGCCGGCGGGAATTCCAACGACATCACCGCCGACAAGGCCGAGGCGATCCAGCAGCTTGAGACACAGCGGGATGTGCAGATCATGCGGGCCATTGATGCCGCCGCGGATGAGATTGGGGCGGACATCCAGAGCGCCACGGTACGGGCCGCGCTGCAAAAGGCTATTGCACTCAACTGCAAGGCCTGCCGCACCTGGACATACGAGCGCTTGGAAGTGCCGGGAATTAGCCGGATAGAATTCTATCGCCGCCGCCGCAAATATTTGGAAAATGTTGCGCAACGCGTAGGAATTGGCTAAAAGTTGATACTGTGCAAGATTTTTTAGTGCTAGAATTGATATCATAGAATATTGAGAGGACAGCCCACCGGCTGCCCTCTTTTGTTTTGGAGTGTAACCCATGGCAGATAAAAACAACAAAACAACCAACCCCTGCGCCCGCTGTATCTGGCGCATGTGCGGCAACGAACGGGTGATCTGTTCCCTGCCGCGCTGTGTCAACCCGTGGCAGTGCGAGCGGCCCAAACATAAAATCGGCCCCGGCGGATGCTGGACCTACCAGCGGCCGCTGAGAAAGGCCCCTCTATGACTAACCCCCGGTATGCCAACGGAGCCCTGCGCAGAAAGCACCGGGCGCGGCTGAAAGCCATGGGCGCGCCGTGCGGAATCTGCGGCGGACGCCTTGGCCCGATCCATTACGACGAACCATCCGATGCGGCGCACCCGCTCAGCTTTGTGGTGGATGAGATACGCCCCGTTGCCCGCTGGCGCGAGTTCGGGTACGCTTCCCCGCGGGCTGCGGCTGAAGATTGGGACAACTTACAGGCCGCGCATTACTGGTGCAACGCGCAGAAAGGCTGCAAGCTTTCACCCGCAAAACCCAATTCTGCGCAGCACACCCGCATACAAAGGCCTCCTGCAGACGGCAGCTGGTGAGGGGTGGGGAGGGTCCCCCGCCCCGGCCGGCGGGCGACCCCAAGCCGTCCAGCGCCGATTTACCCCCGCAAAAAACAATTTGATTGGGGGGTGGTATCAAAACAGGAAGGAGAAGCAAAAAGTGGCAGCAGATACTTCTAATCGCGCGCGCGCGGAGATCGCGAAAAGGTCTGCCGCAGAGCGCAGAAAACTGGCTAAATTTTTGGCCAAAAACGGATTGAATGACGAAAAAATCAAGTCGCTTGACCCAGTGATTTTGAATGTTTCGTGGATGAAATCCAAGCTGGACGATGCCAGGGAAGCCATCGGTGAGGAAGGCATCACGGTGGAATATGACAACGGCGGTGGGCAGTCGGGCGTGAGAGAGAACCCGGCCTTCCGGGCTTATGAGGCATTGTGGAAAACGTACCTGTCTGGATTGGATATGCTGATTAAGCTCCTACCTGTGGAGGTGCCGCAAGAGCAAATATCCGACATTAAGCCGACAAGCGTACTCACTCTGGTGCAGAATCGGAGAAAACAGGACGCATGACCGGCGCACAGATTCCAAGATACCGCATCGAGCCGGAGCGCGTTACGACCGACGGTGCGGACGCCGCAGCGCTGATGGCCGCCTACGGCAATGCGCTGGATGAATGGCAGCAGCTGGTGCTGGACTGCTGGCTGGGCCAGGATGCATCCGGGCGGTACACCGTGACCTCTGCCGGGCTGGCCGTGCCCCGGCAGAACGGGAAAAACGTGTGCCTGGAGGGGCGAGAGTTTTTCGGAATGGTCATCAACGGTGAGAAGATCCTGCACACCGCCCATCAGGTGCGCACGGCGAAAAAGAGCTTTAACCGGCTGGCCCGGATGTTTACCGACAAGCGGCACCCGGAGGTGCTGGAGCTGGTGAAAAACATCCGCTACACCAACGGCGAGGAGTGCATCGAGCTTCTGAACGGCGGGAGCATTGAGTTCTCGGCCCGATCCCGGCAGGCGGCCCGCGGCTTTGACGGCATCTCACTGGTGGTCTATGACGAGGCACAGGAACTGACGGACGACCAAGTGGAGGCAATCATGGCCACGCTGGCCGCATCGGCCACCGGCACCCGACAGCTGATCTATACCGGCACGCCACCCTATCCGGGCTGTCCCGGCGACGTATTCCGCCGCCGCCGGACAGCCTGTCTTGACGCACCGGGTGTGCACGATGCCTGGCACGAATGGTCAGTGGAGGGAGAGCAGGTTGACAAGATCGATCTCGAAAATCACGCGGTCTGGTATCAGACTAACCCGGCCATGGGCATCCGGCTCAGCGAGGAGTTTGCGGCGGAGGAGTGCCGGAGCATGAGCGCCGACGGCTTTGCCAGAGAACGCCTTGGCTGGTGGAGCCCCGTTCTGACGGAGCAGAGCGACAAGGCACTGGATGCCCGGGCCTGGGAAGCCTGTGCCAGCGATGCCGAAAAGCCGGAGGGCAAAACCGCTTACGGCGTCAAGTTTGCGGCGGACGGTTCCTCTGTCTGCCTGTGCGGCGCGGTGATCCCGAAAGACGGTCCGGCGCGTGTATCCCTGATTGAACAGCAGCCCACCGGCCGCGGCCTGGCCTGGCTGGTGGACTGGCTGAACGAACGCTATGACCGCGCAAGCTGTGTGGTGATTGATGGCCGCAACGGGGTGGACGTGCTGGTGGAGCGCATCCGCCCCACCTGGAAAGCCAAAAGTGCCGTGCTCCGCCCCTCTGCCAGGGACGTAATCGCATCGGTAGGGCTGTTTACCACCACCGTGAACGAGTGCGGCCTGACCTGGTACAAGCCGCAGCAGGCCCTTGCCGAAAGCGCCGTTACCAGCACCAAGCGCCCCATCAGCGGCGGGTACGGCTTTGGCGGCGATAACAGCCTGCCGCTGGAAGCTTGTGCCCTGGCACTGTGGGGCGCAAAGACGAGCAAACGCGACCCGACACGCAAAATGCGCATCGGATGAGAGGAGAACCATGACGAATACCCTGAATTTTGGCCATGTGGCCGGGCTGACCGCCGCGGAACAGCAGCAGCTCAGCGACCTGGCCGAAGCCTACAGCTACCACCAGAGCCACAACGCCACCAAAGACAAATACTATGAGGGCCATGTAACCCTGCAGGATGTCAACCTTGGCATTGCCCTGCCACTTGGTCTGCGCGGGCTGGAGGTTGGGTGCAGCTGGGGTCAGAAAGCGGTGGACGTACTGGCCGCCCGCAGTATGTTTGACGGCTTTGTGGGCACCGGAGGCAGTCTGGACAGCCTTGCCCGGCTGGTGGCGGATAACCGCCTTGTGGCCGAATACGCCAAAGCCTGCCGCGATGAGCTGAAATACGGCTGCGTGTTTGCCACGCTTTCGGCTGACGATGCGATCGGCTGCCGGATCCGGTTCCACTCCCCTGCTGCGGCCGCTGCCCTGTGGAGCGGCGAGAAAGGCCGGATCGACTGCGGCCTTGCCATCATCGACACCATGAAGGACGAAAAGGACGAAGGGAAATGGGCCCCGTCCATCGTCAACCTGTATACCGACACCGCCGTGGTCGTACTAACCCGTGAGGGGAACATCTGGACAGCAAAACGGCATCCCAATAAGATGGGGCGGCCGCTGATGGAGCCGCTGATTTGGAACGCCACCAGCAGCAAGCCGTTTGGCCGCTCCCGGCTGAAACGGCCCATCCGCTCACTGATTGACGATTATGTCCGGGTTGTGGCCAACGCCGCCATTGCGCTGGAGTTTGACACCACGCCGCAGAAATACATCCTTGGCGTGACGGATGAGCAGTACGATACCATCGTATCGGACAAGTTCCGGCAGTATGTCGGGGCGATCATCGCGGCCACGACCAACCCCGAAACCGGCGAAAAGCCCGCGTTCGGCCAGCTGGCGCAGGGCAGCCTTTCGCCGCACGTTGAAAAGATGCGGATGACGGCCACCCAGTTTGCCGCTGCCACCGGTCTGACCGTGACCGATGTTGGCGTGGTGAACGATGCCAACCCCACCAGTAGCGATGCGATCCTGGCCCAGAGCCAGACCCTTGTATTGCTGGCCCAGCAGCTGAACACCGGCAACGGGGATGCACTACGCACCATTGCCCGGATGGCCCAGGCCATTGCCCGCAAAGTAACGCTGGATGAGCTGACCGAGGAAGAGCGGAACGTGATGGCCCACTTTCGGAACCCCGCCATGCCCAGTGTGGCCGTGACCGCAGATGCCGCCATCAAGATTGCTTCCGCCCGGCAGGAGTTTGCCGCCACCGACACGTTTTTGGAGATGATCGGCTTTGACCAGGCCGATATCCGCCGCATTAAGGCGCAGGAACAGCGGGTGCGCGGGCAGCAGTTGCTTGTTGAGGTAGACAATGCAGATAACGGCGAAAACGTGGAATGAATACATCACCCGGCTGTCCCGCCTGAACCAGAAAGCCGGGCAGCTGATGCGGCAGTACATAGACACCCACGGCACCGGGGATGCCGATGCGCTGATTACTTACGCCGCCGCACTTGTGACGAAATACGGCGAGGGCAGCGCGGAGCTGGCCTGCCAGATGTATGACGCCCTGGCCGAAGCGGCCAACGCCGGGGTGCCCGCAGCGGAGCCTGCCGAACCGGCAGATTACGGCGAGGTGGCCCGCATGGTGAACGCCACCAAGAACCAAAACCCGGCCAACCTGCCCAACGGCGTCAGCCGCCTGGTCAAGCGTGCCGGGGCCGATACCACCCTGAAAAACGCTGTCCGGGACGGGGCCGAGTGGGCATGGGTGCCGCACGGGGACACCTGCCCGTTCTGCATCACACTGGCCTCCTGTGGCTGGCAGACCGCCAGCCAGAAGCTGCTGAAGAATGGGCACGCGGAGCACATCCATTCCAACTGCGACTGCGAGTTTGCCATCCGGTTCGACCACAACACCACCGTGGCAGGCTATGACCCGGAAAAATACCTGAAACAGTACCGGGATGCGGGCGGCGACATCAACAAAATGCGGCGCATCGACTACGCTGCCCGGAAGGATGCCATCAACGCCCAGAAGCGGGCGGCGTATGCGGTGCGAAAGGTCAACAAAAGCGAAAGAAGCTATAGCGGTGGAGTTGGCTCTAACAAGGCAGATCTTGACTACATGAACAGCGCCCCGTATCGTGCAAAGTTTGACTCCGTTTCAGATAACCCGGCATTGAATCAGTCAATCTACAAATACTGCAAGGCTGCTGTTACGCACCAGTCTGGCGATTACTACGAGGATTTGTCAATTCTGCGCATGGATGGTTCTCTTGTAGGACAAACGTCTAGTAAAGTCAGAAACGAAACGCAGTACAGCCGAACACTGAACGCCGCAGTCAAATCCGCAGAACCTTACAGCCTGGTTTCTCTCCATAACCATGGTACTAATGTTCCTCCATCCGGTGCAGATTTCGGCAGTGCTGGCGAGAAGAAATATGCTTTTGGTATTGTTGCCTGCCATGATGGAACGATCTATAAGTATAGTACACGCAATGCACGACCATTTGCTGTGAGTGTCATCGACAAGAAAGTTGACATTTACATGGCACCGCCTTATAATATGGGTGTGATCAATGCGTTCCAGCGTGCATTACAGGATGCACAGGAAGCATACGGAATCGAATGGAGTGAAATTAAATGAAAGAATACACGCCTTCTGGTAAAACACCGGAAGAACTTGCAGCTGAAATCCAAAAGCTGGAAGAAGAAAGCGAAAATATGACCGAATGGCCGGATGTAGATAACTACGTTGACGATTGAACCACGATGCACACGCACCGTGGTATTTTTATGCCCATTTTTAGGAGAACGCAATGAAGAAAATGAAGAAGCTGCTTGTTTTGATGCTGGCCATGCTGACCGCAGTGACCAGCCCGGAACAGTTCAAAATGAATTCTATCTGTCCGCGCCAGTACCGGCTGTGTTTTTGCATGGACGTTTTGCCCGGCGTGGAAATTGTGCCGTAATGGCCGCGCCAACAATTTGTTGAAACCACGATGCAAATTCTGCACCGTGGTATTTTTATGCCTGCCTGCCCTGCATGAGGGGCAAGCGGGCACTTTTTATCCCCATTTATTCCCCAAAACATGCCCGGCATGGCGTAAAACTGTACAGCCAAGGCGGATGCGACCCGCGTAAATAAAAGCGCAGGCAGAAAGGACACAACATGAAACGCGAAGACGTAAAGAAGCAGATCCCCAACATCACCGATGAGCAGCTGGACTGGCTGATGGGCGAAAACGGCAGGGATATCACCGCCGAAAAGACCAAAGCCACCAACCTGCAGATCCAGGTGAACGGCCTGACCACCCAGCTGAACACCGCCAAAGACAGCCTGAAAGCCTTTGAAGGCGTGGACGTGGCCGACCTGAAAGGCCAGATCACCAAGCTTCAGGGCCAGCTGGCCGATCAGGCCGACAGTTTTGCCTTTGATTCCGCTTTGGATGGTGCCATCCGCGATGCCCACGGGCGCGATGTAAAGGCCATCCGCGGTATGTTGGACGTGGATGCACTGAAAGTCAGCAAGGACCGCACCAGCGATATCCAGGCCGCGCTGGATGCCCTGGCCAAGGAAAAAGCCTGGGCCTTTGATGCCGCCCCCGGCGGCTACCCCAACGTCCGCGACGGCGGCGACCCGAACAAAACCCCAACCGGTTCCACTCGCGAGCAGTTCGCGGAGTGGTTCAACGAAGTCATGAAGTAAAGGAGCAAAAGTATGGCATCTATTGATATCAACCGCACGACTACTATTTCCCTGCCGGGCAGCGTGTCCAGCGAAATTTTGCAGAAAGCCCAGGAATCCAGCGCCGTCATGGCACTGGCCCGGAAGATTCCGCTGCCCGGCCTGGGCGCAACCATCCCCGTTATCACCGGTGACCCCGAAGCGGGCTGGGTCGGTGAGACCGAGAAAAAGCCGGTCAAGCGCGGCACTCTGGCCACCAAGCAGATGCAGCCCTACACCCTGGCCGTCATCGTACCGTTTTCCAACCAGTTCCGCCGCGATGTGCCCGCCCTGTATGATCAGCTGGTGCAGCGTCTGCCCGGCGCTCTGGCCAAAAAGTTTGACCAGACCGTGTTCGGGGCGGTGAAAGCCCCCGGCTCCAACTTCGACACCCTGAAAGCCTGCACGGCCCAGAGCATCCTGACCAATGCCTACGGCGGTCTGGTTGCCGCCGATGCAGACATCGCCGCCCATGACGGCATTCTGAACGGCTGGGTGCTGGCCCCGCAGGGCAAGGCCATCCTGCTGAACGCGGTGGACGGCAATAAGCGTCCCCTGTTCATCAACAGCGTGGCCGAAGGCGCAGTGCCCATGATTCTGGGCGCGCAGGTGCGCCAGAGCAAGGGCGCCTACACGGCCAACACGGCCAGCGATGCCGCCGTGGTCGGCTTTGCGGGCGACTGGACGCAGGCGGTGTACGGCACCGTGGAGGGCGTGCAGATCGCCATTTCCGACCAGGCCACCCTGACCGACGGTTCCACCACCATCAACCTGTTTGAACAGAACATGTTCGCCGTGCGCGCCGAGATCGAAGTCGGCTTCCGCTGCGACACCACGGTGTTCAACAAGCTGACCGGCGCAGCCAAAACGGGGTCCTGATCATGATTGAATTCAAGAACTGCCTGACCGGCACCCTGATGGCCGTTGCCCCGGAGCGGGAAGCTGAATATCTGGCGGCGGGGCATACCCGCGTAGATGCCCCGGCGGCCGTCCCCGCCAGGCAGCCCGCCGAAGAGCCCGCCGCCAAGCAGACCGCCGAAGAGCCCACCGCCAAGCAGACCGCCGCCAAGCAGACCGCCGCCCCGGCCCCGAAGAAGAAAGCCGCCGCCAGGAAATGAGGTGATGGCAATGGTCTATGCAACCGTGGAAGAGGTCGAAGCCGGGTTCCGCACGCTGAGCGATGACGAAAAGACGCTCTGCAGCGCCCTGCTGGCCGAAGCCGGCATTGTCATCGACGCATACAGCCAGGACGCCCCGTTTGAGCGCAAACAGCTGGTATCCTGCCGCATGGTGCGCCGCCAACTGGACGCGGGCACCGGCGGGCAGGGCGCCGCCATGTACCCAATGGGCGCCACCCAGGCGTCCGCATCGGCGCTGGGCTACCAGCAGAGCTGGACGGTGTCCGGCGGCTCGGTCGGAGAGTTGTACTTGTCAAAGCTCGAAAAACGGCTTCTGGGCGTCGGAGACAAAATCGGTGCCCACAGCCCGCTGGAGGACTTATGCTGAAGGGTATCGACATCATCCTGTACGAAAAGACCAAGACCGGCGAGGACGCTTTCCATGCGCCGATCTACACTGAAACACCAGTCACTGTACACAACGTGCTGGTGGGCGAACCGGCTACGGAGGACATCGTCAACGATCTGCAGCTTTACGGCAGGCGGCTGGCCTATACGCTGGCCATGCCCAAGGGCGACGCCAACGACTGGCACAACGTGACGGTGGAGTTCTTCGGGCAAAAATTCCGGACTTACGGCGATGTGGTGCAGGGCATTGATGACCTGATCCCGCTGTGCTGGAACAAGAAGGTGAAGGTGGAACGGTATGAGTAAAGTCAAGATCGTGCTGAACCGCGCCGGGGTGCGGGAACTGCTCCGTTCCCCCGAAATGGCCGCTATGCTCAAAGAGCGGGCGGATTCCATCAAGGATAGCCTGCCGGACGGCTATGTCTCCCGTATAATGCCCACCCGCGCTATTGCCATTGTGGAAACCGCCACGGAAGAAGCCTATGCCGATAACCTCCATCACAACACCCTGCTAAAGAAGGTGCACGAATGATTGAAACCGAGGTGCTGAATGTACTGACCGCCGCCCTTGCCCCGGTGCCGGTATCCATGGAGGTTCCCTCCCCCATGCCCGGCACCTTTGTTGTGTTGGAAAAAACCGGTACATCCCGCACGGACCAAATTACCACTTCCACCTTCGCCGTGCAGAGCTGGGCCCCTACCATGCTGGATGCCGCCCAGCTCAATGAACAGGCCAAAGCCGCCATGGATGCCCTGCCCGCCCGGCAGGGCATTGGTTCGGCCCGCCTGGAAAACGACTATAACTTTACCGATACCGCCACGCACCGCTACCGCTATCAGGCAGTGTACCGCGTTGTGCATGGCACAATTTGAAAGGAGATCCTCTATGCAGAATGCCACCTTAGTCGGCGTGGCAAAGCCTGCAGCCGGCGGTGCCGTGTACCGTGCGCCGCTGGGCACTGCGCTGCCCACATCTACCGATGCAGAGCTGAACGAAGCGTTTAAGTCATTGGGCTACATCAGTGATGACGGCCTGACAAACTCCAACTCCCCCAAAACCGAACAGGTCAAAGCCTGGGGCGGAGATACCGTTAAAACCATCCAGAAAGAAAAGCCGGATACCTTCAAGTTTACCCTGATCGAAGCGCTGAACGAGGAAGTTCTCAAATCTTCCTATGGTTCGGACAATGTTTCTGGTACTATCGCAGCCGGGCTGACCGTCAAAGCCAGCAGCCGTGAGATTCCCAACAGCGCATGGGTGGTGGATACCATCGTCAACAATGCCAACAAACGCATTGTCATCCCCGATGCCGGTATTTCCGAAATGGAAGATATCGTTTATTCGGACAGCAAGGCCCTGGGCTATGGCATTACCCTGGCCGCCGTTCCGGACACCAGCGGCAACACCCACTATGAATACATCAAGGAGGCCTGACCATGCTGAAAGGCACAACCCGATCCGGCTTTGCATTTGAAATTCCGGATGCCCGCTGCCGCAATATGGAGCTGGTAGATGCTCTGGCTGCCGTGGACCACGGCAACCTGAACGAGCTGCCCACCGCGCTGGATCTGCTGCTTGACAAGCCGCAGAAAAAAGC